TTCTGAATTGGATGTGCTTTAAGTACTTTAGTTCCTTTACCATCACTACGAACAAGAACATCACCTTCAACAATATCTTTATTGAGTTTATATGAACCATCAATTAACGGTATTGGAGTGTCTAAGGCAAGCAATTTATTTAAGCTGTTAGCATCTAGTCCCTGATTGTATCTAGTAATACCGGTTCGATTCTCTTTTTGTCCCTCGATATACTCTAAAAACTGAAAAGTATACGGGGAAAGAGGTTGAATTGGAACAGGCATAGCCACTTCATTCATCTGATGTCCCGGTTTTTTACGAATTACCTTTCGGCCCTGCACAAAGTCGTCAATATTGATTGCATCTTCCGATAAAATCATCTTCGGGTCATTGGTTAACGCTACATTTTGCATAATTTGGCGAGTTAAAGCTAGTTTTAAGTCCTGTAATTCACCAATAAGCTCAGCGTACGAACGTTTTACCCAAATACGATGCGGGTCTTTAGTAGGGGAAAGCATGAAAAACGGATGTCTGCCCATGTAATTCTGTTCGATACGAAGGATTGTGTCTCCGCAAACTGTGATAATCATGTCTTCTAGAATGCCGTCATTGTTAATGTCAATTTTTGTATAACATTCATAGATGGTAACTTCTTTACGAGCCTCATCTTCATCTTGGTTAATGTCTTGATAGCCATCACCAATGACATCTTCGATAGAATCAACAATGAAGCTGTTCGATAAAGACTCGGTTTTGATGTCGTCTACATTGGCATAAATCCCTTGTTTTTCTCGTTCCCGTAAGTAACTCATGGTTACTTTCTTTTTATGGGCCACAAAGTTAGCTTCCTCTAAGTTTTTAGCCTCAGAGGAGTACAAAAACTCGTTTACTAAGATGTTTTCAATCTTAGGGGAATTTTTAATGTAATACGGAGATTGGTAAGTTACGGTAAAATCACCCATAATATCAGGGCCTTCTACACTAACAATCGTAACGCCAGTTTGAGTTAAAGCTTCTAAAGCCCTCTGGTTGATAACAACTGTTTCGTCGGTATGCCCTTCAGTACGTTCCCAATAGCATTTAACAATCCCCATACCTGTAATTAGAGCGTCCTTAATCCAGTTGTATAACACAACGAAGAATTTATTCTGACGTTGGAGCTGATACACGAGGAGTTCTTGCATTACCTCCGCTTTCGCGTCATCTTCTTCAGTAACACCACCTACGGTAATAACTTCGTCGCTACCAGTAAACACCTTCATTAAAGAAGGTAACGCCCATTCAATCGTATCGGCAACGTCAGTAGAAACCAAGCTTGACGTTTTACTTAAAATCGGGAACTTCTCACGATAATAGTCTTTATCGGCAAAATATATACTGTATCGTTCTCGCACCGCTTTTTCTACGACGGATGCCTGGTATGCCTCTGCCCGTTTAATATCAGCTTGAACCACTCTGACAATCGTTTTGTCTAGTGTTTCAAGTCCTTGACTATCGGTCACTCATTCCCTCCTTACTCTAATACACAAATAACATCTTTGTATTTTAATAACGTGTACTGTTTACCAGCAATCTTAATTGTATAACCGCTGGTATATTTAATATGGTCCCCTTTTTGAAGGTCTACATGTACCCATTTGCCGTGGTCAAACATGCCTTCGCCAACTTCAACAACCACCCCTGTATCGGGAACTGAATCGGCTACGGTAAGAATTAAACCGCTTTCTGTTTTCGTCTCCACCTCGTCAGGTTTAACTAGTACATAATCATGTAATAATTTCATATAGCACCTCCAAAGGGAATATCTGCTGTTTTAACTGCACTGAAAGAGTTAACCGGAGGGATGGCAATCTGGTCAATATAAGCCAAAGAGTCTGGTAAGTCGTCGTGTATCCCCTTAGGGAAACTCAACAATTCACTTTCTAGTTCAGTAAGGAATTGCGCCCCCATAGGGAACCATACTGTATGAGCCTTAAACCGAGGCTGTAGGTTAGCAATACGCAGTTCTTTTTTGCTCTGCGCCGCCAAGTCTTTAACAGTGAACCAAATATTACGCTTAGGCATGTCTTTTTCTAAATAGTGCTTAACAGCAGCTTGATACGCCACCTTTTCTACACCAACGTAGATTGGGTGGTATTTTTGTACTTGATTAAAAATAGCATCAATCGTTTGCGACGGGTCATACCTGCCATAATCAATATCAAGTATGAACCAATGATTATCGCCATTGACTGCCACAGTACAAATTGATGTAAAGTCTGCTGTCTCCTTTTCTGATATAGCCAAGTCAACAGCAGTGAAGACTGAACAGTCTTCAAGGCGCAACGCCTTGGGGTCATAATACATGAAATATTCTTTCTTAAATAACTGTCTATCAGGGGAGATAGCAATACACATTTTTTCTCGTTCCCAAATATCCAGTTTCCCAAGATTACGCCAATCTTCTTTTTCCTTTTCGACGGCCTCTACTGGGTACATCTCTTCCCAGTTTGATTTGCCGTCTTCGTTGATTACAGGTATACGAACAGCCTCAAACTTCAATAAATCTTTATTGGCTATTACCCGTTCAATCAAACACTTTTCCCCCAGGTTGTTACCAATGAAGAAAATGCGTGTATTTCTTCCAAGAAAGATTACGTCTGATAAAAACCAGTCATAATCATTGTCCTGGATGGTGTCTGATAGTGAATCAGACAAGTCCTGCGGGTCGTCAATAATAATGATTGACGGTCGTCTATCACGGCTATTCAAACCACGAACAGCGGCCCCTTTACCATACGCCTCTATACGTACTGAAACCTCTTCATTATTTTCGTCCGTAACTACCACTTCAAAGGCTTTCTCCGAACGTTCTTTTTCTTTTACCAAGTTTAGGTTAAAGAGTTCATTGGACATATATTCTTCGGCGATTTCTTTTAATTTCTTACTGGCAGTGCGCTGGTTCGCCATGATAAACACAATATAATTATTCTTTTTCTTCGGGTATACCAAACAATGTAATGGATATGCTCGAAGGACATAGGAGGATTTAGCCGATTCGCGGAAACCCTCTACGGCGTAGTGTTTTTTGCCGTGTAATAACACGTTACCCCATTCATGGTGAAACCAAGCGGCTGGGACCTCGTTCTCGACTGGCATAAACAACTGACGGAATACTACTAGGTCATTTTTCCCTAGCTCATATGCCTCAGCCATTAACTGTGCTTCCGTTGTAATCTGTATCACCTCCTATGTAATGTTCACTCGCTATATCCGTTTGCTTTTTTCTATACAGGAGTACCCGAACCATTTTGATTTATTTTATATATTTTTTGCCATTTTTGTTTTAAAAAGACCCGGTACCCCTTTTGGGAAGCCCCCGGTATAAGCAATGGTTATATGTGTACTGGAAGGTATGAGAAAATGGCTATATGTGTACTGGAAAGTATTATAAAAGGGCTATATGTGTACTGGGAGAGTCTCTTTCCCGGCCCCTGGCCATCGCCTCAGCCTATGCGAAGCCCCACCCCCTGTGCTCATCCGTGCCGTTCCCGGCTTGAATAACCACAGCCATTAATCAAAAATTGACGCAATACCATGTTCATTCCATGAAATATCCAGAAAAGGCGCATAAACACTGGGTTTCACAGGTTTTTGGTGTGTGCGTCATAGTGGAGTCAAGCCAAGGGCAACAGCCCAAGGCGATAGGTTGACAGGTTGTAGCCTACTACCTTTTAAAGTCCCTCACAAGAGGGCAGAAGGATAGATACCATGACTACAACTAATAAGACCACCACTACTACTACGGCTGATATTCAGACTGGTTTCGATGTTAAAAAGACCGGAAAATTAATCCAGTTTATTATTACCGTAGACCCGACCACCGGCACGGCAACGGACAAGGGAGCGTTATCAATCCCATTGCCTTATAACACTGGTTATAAGGGGTCCCCAGTACTCACCGCCGAATTGGACGGGCTGACCTATTACGTATATGGGGCAAAGTCCCTGTATGTGAAGGAAACACCAAAACCCAAGGAAGGCAAAGCCTCTAAGGGCAAGTCTGAGAAGGAAGAGCTCCAGTCGTAATTCTATCGTGACTGGGA